GTCCAGCAGTCATTAACGATCTCATACTTGGCATCACCTCAAGAGATAAGATGGAGTTTCTAATCATGTTCCAATCTTTATCATCAAGCTGATCCTTAACTCCAAGATTGTTTTCCACATGGTTGCGGAAGAAAACTATTAGTCTGTTGACAGTCTCATCCCATGTTTCTCTACGTCCCTCTTCTTCCAACCATCGGGAGTAGCGGGACAAGTATATAAAAGATTGGTATTCAGTCGGCAGGTTCATCCATGTTCTCCCCGTATCTAAGTTCCAATATCATTTGTGCATAGTGGATTACCTTTTGGATATCCTTTGCACCTTCTCCCTTTGTCCGATGTCTCGTAATATATTTTACTACATTACCTTCCAGAAAGTCAAGCTCGTTGGCATAAATATATTCAACTGGTTGAATTTGCAGCTTCTTATAATGATCTCCACCTACTTGATAGTTTCGTGCTGACATTTTATTCCTCTCCTTGAGTTACCCATTCTATGGCCTTTGTTAATCTATTTATATCATCTTGAAATAACCCTAATCCAGAATTGCACCTATGACAAAGCCATCCTCTAACTGTTCCAGTTCTGTGACAATGATCTACCTGCCATGCATTTCCATTTCTACGAATACCTTCGTGTTCTTTATTACAAAGAGGACACTTATAATCTGCATCAGGATACCTATGTGTTCGTCTATATTCCTTTATTATTCTTACACTTCTACGGATACACTCTCTACACGTATGCTTCCTGCCTAGATGATGCTGAATATCTACAGTAAAATCTACCAACGACTTTCTCTCATTACATTCTATACAAACTCTTGTATTTGGATCATCCTCTACTTTATCTTGTATCTCGTAAAATAAATTAAGTTGCTCATGACTATCCATATCTATCTCTCCGATAAAATCTGATAGATCCTATATTTAAAGTCCGGTTTCTTCTCTGAGTTGATAACTTCATAGGCAAATCCTCTCACAATTGTTGGTTCTATTCCCGCACTATCACAGATAAATTCAAAGTTATCACATGTTACACCCACACTACAGAAGAACCACGCAGTAGCTCTGTCCTTTGTAATCTTACTTGCCACATTCGTAGCGTCCATTAGAGCTTGAAGAATTACAGCCATGTATAACCGTCGCTCTGGTTCTTCATGATCGAACTGAACGATGGGATCAACAAATACATTCTTAGGTTTCTTTGGCCTTAGCATTCTCTTTCTTTTCTTTGAGCCGTCTTTTCTTTTGAGCCTCAGAGTGTTTCTTTTTATATTCAGGATCTTTTATAGCTTTTTGAAATGTTTCAGAATTTTTTATGGACTCAGATGTTTTCTTTCTCTCTTCAGGATCTTCATATCTTTTCTTTCCAGCCTCAGATGTTTTCTTTCTCCATTTAGGATCTTCATATCTTTTCTTTGCACTTTCAGATTGTTTCTTTCTATATTCAGGATCTTGATAGCTCTCAACAGGACGATAGAACTTACCACCTACTCGTGAGTTATAGTAGGCATGTTCCTCTGAATCTTCCAAAGTAGCAGCCAGTACATTGTGTTTCATCTGATAGTAGAGTTCGTAGTACCTGAGACTACGCCTGTTCTTATATTCAGCTATGATCTCAAACTTGAAATGCTTCTTACCTATTTCTTCTATGTCTTTTGACAACCACTTGGAAGAACCAGTATATGTTTTCCAATCAGATTCCTTTTCCTTCAGGCGATTGTAATGCATATACTGTTTGCATCCAATGTATGCCTTACCATTGCGAAGGTTGGTAATGATATATACGAACCCAAACTTATCCAAGTTCGGAACGAACTCTCTATCACTACCAACCCTCAACCAATGGTGATCTACCAATCTCTAATCTCTGGTATATCAGGTGTCTTCGACACATGCGTAAGATATCTATATCCTCTTGCATAGTTAAAGACACGTAGCCCTTGTCCACCGTTCTTGTCCTTCCAGCACTCCTTCTTATGAGCACAGTAGATACAGGACGTACCCAATCTACGATTACCGGACACCCCATCAGCCACATCACTGTAGCATCTTGGCGGTGGACCATCCTGTTTCATTATCGTCTTGAGATTTTTAATCCTATCACTTGCATTAATCATCTCAAGAGAATGAACAGGTAACAAACATATCTCACCAGTTTGCTTATTGATAACGAGGAACGCAGCTTCATCCATGTCATTGCCTTCAGCGTACGCAGAGAGTTGAGATATGTATCCAAATGGATCATCTCTTTGGAGTCTGCCTTTCTCAAACTTCTCAAAGCTCCACTGTGATGCAGACTTGCAATCTACAAGTACGTCATCAATCACACAATCCTGATGTCCTTTTACTCCTTCGACCGTAACTTCCTTTTGTGTGTCCGTTACGCTATGTCCAGCCAGACGGGATAACACAATAAGAAGTTCCTCAAGTATGTAACCATACAGAAACTTGATACGTGTTGATGGAGTCAACGGTATTACCTTTTCCTCTTCCGAATGCATATCATACCATAGTTGACGATCTGGTCTACCGATGGCAGACAGCCGGAGATTACTTTTGGAACGAGGTTTTTCATTTAGAAATAGTTTCAGGTGCTCCTTTATGTTGGTTGCAAATTCATCTACGTGATAATCTATTTCTCTTTCGTCGAGAGAAAGCTCGTCAGGACCAAAGAGATCATAGATATCCTCAACTAATGTATGTATATTTTTCATGTCAGAAAAGTAGGAGAGGCATTATACCTCTCCCACTCAAGGACTAACTAATTATGATGCGAAAGGGATGTCTTCGTCACCCTCTTCGCTAACAAACCCACCGTCTACAACATCAAAGGCTTCGTCTGCCTCCGTATTGTATGGAATAAGTTCCGTTACCTGTACCGCACGAAGGTCGGCACTCACTCCCGGTCGGCCCTTAAACTCCCACTCATAGGTCGTGTAGTGTACATTAACCTTTGAGCCATTTCCAATAAGGGTATTGGTCATGGTGCGCTTCTGACCATCAACGAGATCAGGAGCACGGTTGAGAGAACCATCCTTCCGACGAACCTTACGCTTGATCGTAATGAAATCACCACGTTCATCACCCTTATTCTTGATGGAAAGCCCATCCTTCTTTACAAGGTCAAGGGATTTCTTATCAAGGTTAGCCACATCCACAGACCAGACACCATCAGAATCAAAGGTGGTGTTAGGATTGGTGATAGCAGCCCAATAAGCGGTTCCAGAAATTACTGACATATTTATATATCTCCTATTTTGGTTATGTTGAAAACGAATTGTCTCATAAACGGTCCATCATGTCAAGCATTAAATTGCCAATATCTAATTAAACCGTATGTAGTACGTAAGTACTACCTACATACGGTTAATTAGTGTGTCGCAGTCCACGTTACTCCCTGCTTCCACGTACTATCCAATGGACATTTGAACCTTAGTCTACGTTCTGTGTCTTTGATAGCATCTCTGGTTATGACACCGAACTGTGGCACATCCTTCCTTGCTACCTCAAACTGGTACTCATCGTGTATCGACGCTACGAGTCGAGCATCAATTCCTTTCTGGCTAATCCTATGTACCATATTAATTAACCAGTCTTTACATATACTTGCTCCTGCTCCTTGGATCAGAGTGTTAAGTGCTGAGTGAGGTGATCTAATGTGGAGGTTCCTACCATCCACCCCTCGTATTAGACCCCTCTTGGCGGCTCTCTGAACGCCAGCACGGACCCTTTTAAGGGCTGGCATATTATGCAGGAACTTATCTATTAGCTCTTGTCCGTGTTCTTTGTTTCCACCTACGATCTTTCCTATCTTGGCAGCACCTGCTCCATACATGAAGGCATAGATAAAGGTCTTGGCCTGATCCCTGTCGGTAAGACCGGCCATCTTCATGTTGGCAGTATGGACATCTCCATTCAGGATCTCATTGGTATACGCCTCATTGTTCATTAAATGAGCGAGGCATCTAAGTTCAAGACCAGAGGCATCGGTGCCTACCAAGGTATGAGTATGTGGGTTGTCAACGGTCCAGCAATCCCTGCATTCTTTACCGAAGGGACTACGGATGGCTGGTATCTGTGCCATGTTAGGACTATGATGGGCCATGCGGCCTGTGATAGTCCGAAGAGTCAGCACTCTGCCATGTACTCTACCTGTAGTATCGTCGTAAGTATCAATCCAAGATTGGATCTGAGCTATCCTCTTTTGCAACAGGAAGAAGCGTGAGAACTTCTTGGCCTCTTCCATGTCAATGCGATTGAGGATCTCCTCAGAAACTATTATGTTACCTTTGTCTGTATAGTTCTTAGGTTTCCATCCTAGTTCCATAAGACGATCAGCTATCTGCTGTCTCGATCCTATGTTAAATGGTATGTACTTTGTCTTGGTCTTTAACTCCACCACCGTAGGATCAAAGGAAACTTTAGACCAGTTCTCCAGTTGATGTGCTTCATCTGACAACCGGGACAACAGGGTTATGGCCTTGCGTATGTCCAGTGCAAATCCATTCTTCTCCTGTTGATCTATGATAGCTCTGATCTTATGTTCCATTTTAATGGAGGACTTGGAAAAGGTATTGCCTTCCTGAGAAAGTTTATCATATAGCTGATGTGTTAGCTCGACATCATTCTTGCAGTACTCCAGCATGTCCTCTGTATATGTATCAAAGACATCACATTCCATCTTGGGAAATGAAAGTCTATCACCCCATGCTGATAAGCTATGTCCCTTATCTCTAATGGGATTAAACAGTTGAGACAATACAAGAGTATCAATTACCTGATCGAGTTTAATATTCGTATCAAGTAATCTGTTGAGTGTTGGTGCATCAAAGGATATACCATTGTGCATGATAAAGTTATCGACGGTATCAGACCACGGCTTGAACTTATCAAGATTGTCCTGATCCCATACGTGTACCTGAGATGTAGAAAGATCCTTCGCTACAATGCAATGGACCTTCGTTGCATCCAAGGAATCTGTTTCTATATCAAGTACTACATTCATACTCCGAAACTTTCTCCACATCCACACTGAGATGTAGCGTTAGGATTTTTAAATACTATATAGGAACCATTGATACCATCAGTGTAATCTATAGTTACACCCAACAGAAACATTAAAGCCTCTGGTCTAACATATAAATTACCATTAAGTAATGATATTACAGTGTGCCTTTCAGGGACATCATCCAAGGTGTCCCACTCATAGGTGAAGCCAGCACAACCACCACCCTTTACACCAAGCTGTATGCCTTTAACATCTTGATCCCTGACTATACGTGACAGGTGCTCATTAGCTTCTTCAGTAAGAGTTATCATCTTCATTCCACTCCTTGTAAGAACGAGGAATATGCTGAAGCATTCCTCTAATAAGGATTCGATACAATGTTCTTTCTTCTGAACTTATATCCCA